CTGCGATGTGTGCCGAAGGAATCTATGCTAACCGTGCTAAGGAAAGACCTCCCGTAGCTGAAACTAACCAGATCGCCCATATGCTGTCGGCTGAACAAACTATCGACCTAGAAAAAGTCAGAGTTGATATCAAAACGAAGGAACATCCTATCAGAGTTGCTATGAAAGTTGAAAGCGGCAAAGAAGATGGTAGACTTTTTTTCATCTATGATCTTCAAGACAAGATCCTCATGTCCGAACTGGAAGAAAACATCTCTTCTTTTCTTGAGCGCGTGCCTGGTAATGCTGTTGGTGTTAGTACCGATAAGCTTAAGAAGATTATGATGAATGTCATCCATACAAATCCCGTTGAATCTGTCGATATTGCTCCTGTTTTTATGTCTGACGACATCAGCAAATGGTCTCCTCATATGCCTAAGAGAGTTCAAAGCGATAGTGCTATTTTTTGGGCTGAGATTTTCGACCAACCTTGGATCGCTGACATGCCAATGATAGATATAAATGATACCGTCATCTGCAACATTATGAATTTTTCTGCTACCTACAATTCAGATGGTGCTAATAAAGAGGGTACTACAGGCAAGAGGATCACTTATCTCATGATTAATATGAAAGCTTTCACTACCAGTAAACTAAGAAAGGCAAATATTATTAGTGGTCCAGCTAGACTCCTCACTTTCCTTGATGATGGTCTCACAGTCTTTGATGTCAGTGGAGAAAATTATGTCAGAGATGCTATTCAAGCTGTTAACATCTACGCTAGGAACCAAAAACTTCTCGGATACGAGCTTAAGGTTGCCAAATGTTACCCCAGCGATAGGTATCTTACGTTTCTTAACTACGAGTATTTTGCTGGCAAAAGACTTTATGACCCTCTAAAATCTATGGTTAAAATGTACTCTAGAAAGACTAATGAAACTCTCTCCCTCCCTGAAAGACTCCGTGAATGTGCTACTTGGGCTATCGGTGCTGCTGAATCTGGCACTAGCTTACTCTTCCTTTATCATAGTTATGTTGCTAGAGTCATTTGGGAAATCTCGCTTTGGAATCACAAAGATGAACTCTTTGATTATAGTAAAGCTCTTCAATATATCACTCCAATTAATCTTAGCGGTTATGGCTTAGTCACTTATGCTGGCATAACTACTGGATTAAACAGAGAAAATATCACTGAAGGCCTTGCTACTCTCAAAAGAATTGCTATGTGGATGCCTGCTCTCAAACATGCTGTTAAAGTCATCCTCAGTTTCCCTAACGCTACAAAGTCTTATGCTGGTGTCATTAAAGCCCCTGCTACGCTCGTCAAAACTACTCCTCATCTTGTTGAAACTCGCCTAATTGCTGCTCTTGAAGAGAAGTTTATTAGTGGCACTGACTCTATTTATCTTAAAGAGTTTATCAAGCTGGC